ATCAGGGGGGGGGGTAGAGCGTGCTCTTGATTACTACCGCCGGATGTCGCAGGCGAGCCGTAAGGGGGCCGCTTTTGATGATTGTCTGTATCTGGCGAAGCAGTGGGCTTTGGGCCAGACGCCAATTTCTGAACGTAAGTCACGGAAGAAGGCCAATCGCAACAACCAGCACGGGCTGTTTTAACCGGAGGCGTTATGTACCCGGATTATGTGCAGATTGAAATGCCTGCTCAGTACAGCCAGGCAGATGCAGCCTGGATACAGGAACAGCTGTTGCGGTTGCCTTCATCGCTGCGACGGAAAATAGCCCTGAAGTATTCAGAGGTTTACGAAATCGAGTTTAACGCCGAGCCCGTTTCATATCGACAGGAGAACCGAGCTCGACATGAAGCCAATGTGAGGCTTCGCAGATTCGTGGATGCACACGGACGCGCACTGCAGGGGTATACGACCCAGCCACCCCTTGCCGGATCACGGTAACGATCCGTTGGTCACCGGGCTTAAAGGTGCCGGGTGATAGCAGGGTAACCACCTTGACTGTTTTTTGTTCTTTGTACCAGCTTGCGAGTACATTGGATGGGGAAGAGGGAAGAGGGGGGTTTGGGGGGAGTTGGGAGTTAGGGCAGGAATAGCGTCCTTTTCCAACAGACAGCTCCATAGGTTAGGTAGGTATCGATCTAAGAGACAGGTTTTAAAGCGGCAGCGTACCAGACGGGTAGTACATGGTTTACCGCTTCTCAGATCGGGGAAAGGTCCTTTTTGGAATAGTGAATTTTAAAGGTGGTGATGATGCTGAACATTGAACCGAATTTTGCACAGGATCGTGCGCTTAACTCGCTGCGCCGGGAATGGAAGCAAAACCGCACGTTCATGGTTTATGCGCCGACCGGCAGCGGAAAGACCGGCCTGGCTGCTTTCATCACTGCCGGCCATATCAGCCGCGGAAAGCGCGTTATTTTTATCGCACCCTATACCATCCTGGTCCGCCAGACTACAGCTCGTTTCGTTGAGTATGGTTTACCTGAAGATGAGATTGGCATTATCTGGCGAGACCACCCAGATTACGATCCAAAACGTCTGATTCAGATCGCCAGCGCCGACACGCTTATCCGCCGCGACTTCCCGGACAACATTGACCTGATTATTGTCGACGAGGCGCACATGAAGAAACGTGCGTTGCTGGAAGTTATCCGGGACTCAGGAATCAAAGTGGTTGGTCTGTCAGGAACCCCATTTTCTCCGTGGCTGGGGAAATATTATTCTTCCCTTATCAAGCCAACCACTATTGGCGAGCTGATCCAGCGTGGCGATCTCAGCCCGTATGAGTTCTATGCGCCGACAAAGCCCGACCTGAAAGGGGTTAAGTCAGCCACCTCCGAAGAATATGGCAGCGACTATAACGAAAAGCAGTTATCCGAGATTATGTGCGGATCTGACCTGGTGGGCGACATCGTCGAAAACTGGCTTAAACATGGCCGAGACCTTCCTACGGTAGCGTTCTGTGTCGATAAGGATCACGCCAATTTCGTCACCATGCAGTTTACCCGGGCAGGCATCAACGCGGAGGTGATGGTCGCAGAAACTCCGTCCGATGAGCGCCACCTCATCATTCACCGCTTTGAAAACGGCGCGACAAAAATCATCGTCAGTGTTGGTGTGCTGGTGGCCGGCTTCGACAGTGATGTCCGTTGCATCATTTACGCCCGTCCGACAAAAAGTGAAATTCGCTGGCTGCAGGCGCTGGGCCGCGGACTGCGTACCGCACCCGGGAAAGATGCCTGCCTGATTTTTGATCACAGCGGCACCGTGCACCGCCTCGGCTTCCCTGACTCCATCGAATACGACGACCTGCCATCCAAGAACGACGGCATGAAAGCGGCCGCCGCCAGCACCGCTAAAGAGCGCGAAGAAAAACTCCCGAAAGAATGTCCTGAATGCCATTTCATGAAGCCTGCAGGCGTCTACGTCTGCCCGAAATGCGGCTTTAAACCGCTCGTTGGTCAGGACGTAGAGACTGACGGCACCCGCAACATCCAAAAAATGAGCAAGGGCGAAACGGTTTACACCAAAAGCGACAAACAGTCCTGGTGGAGTCAGATCAAGTTCTATCAGCGTCATCGCGCAGCGCAGGGGAAACCCGTCAGCGATGGCTGGTGTGCTCATACCTTCCAGGAAAAATTCGGTGAATGGCCGAACGGCTTAAGCGACTTCCCGATGGAAATCACACCAGAGGTCAGCAACCACATTAAACACAAACTTATCAAATTTGCCAAAGGCCGCGAACGTGCGCAGCAGACTGCGAAACAACCGACCAATGATCTGCTCACGCCTCAGAACTACAGCGCTCACTACGAGCCACCAGAGGGGAGTGACGGACAGTTAATTATCGAAGCAAAACGAAAACTCCAGAAAAACGTAAACAGCGCGAGCCAGTGAAATGAAAACAGCAGAAGCAGCAAAGGGCCGATGGGCGGAAATTTTTGAATATTACGGCTTGCCGCCGATCACCGGTAAAAACCATTACAAGGGAGAATGTCCGGTCTGTAAGGCGCGGGGGAAGTATCGCGTTGATGACCGTGACGGTCAGGGCACATGGATTTGCGTTTGCGGCAGCGGCGACGGGATGAAGCTGCTGACCCTGACCCAGTCAAAAAGCTTTTCCGCCATCTGCGCAGAAGTGGACCAGCTTATCGGGAATAACTATCAGCGCATCAACGTGCCTGCTAACAGTTCGGCGGCGCGCCAGCGCCAGCGGGTCATCAGTAAGTTTTCCAAGCTGCTCGATTTACGGGGAACCGGTGCGGTGAGTTACCTCCTCCAGCGCGGAATAAGCCGACTGCCGGCGGAAGGCATTCGCTTTTGTGACCGACAGCGCCATGCGGGACGCGTTTATCAGGCTTTGTATGCCCTGGCTACCGATGACAAAGCTGAGCTTTGTTATCTGCATCAGACGCTGCTGGACGGCGACAGGAAGGCGGATATTGATAGCGCCAAACGGCTTAAGTCACTTCAGGAGGACAGTTACCTGGATCACGCCCGCTCAGTGGCCATCCGCATGTTTCCGGTGTCGACGACGATCGGTATTGCTGAAGGTATCGAAACGGCACTCTCCTGTTATCAGGTTTATGGCGTCAATACCTGGGCGGTAATCAACAGTGGGTTTATGAAGAAATTCCGGGTACCAGCAGGAGTTAAACATCTGATTATTTTTGCCGACATGGACAAACACTCTGCTACTGGTCATGCCGCAGCCTTCGAGTGCGCTCATGCAAATCTGCTGGCGAAAAATGACCTGGTGAAAGTCAGTATCCGCTGGCCCGATAACGGTGATTTTAACGACATGCTCATGAACGGCGATCAGGTTCGTGAGCAGGTATTTTACAAAAAGGTGTCCGCATGAAACTGGAAGCATCGTTAAAGCATTTCAGCCCTCAGGGCATGCACATCAGCGACGACGTGAAAAGCACATCGCCGAATCGCCTGAACGGTACAGACATTATGACCGGGATCGGGGTGACCAGCAGCCGGGCACGGTTCGGGCTGGCGGCATTCTTCGGTAAGGCCGGCATCAGTAAGTCCGATGAGCAGCTGGCAGTTCAGGCGCTGGCACGGTATGCCATAGATACAGCACCAAAGAACGTGCGAAAGGCCGCAGGTAAAGGGCTGGGGCGCTGCTGCCTGGTGCTGGCGCAGTTTGCCTTTGCAGAGTATTCCCGTTCAGCGGAAACCACGGGAGCCTGCAGGGTATGCCATGGTACAGGGAAGATTAAAACCACCACCACGGAGCGCAAAGTCACATACCCCTGGGGTAAAGCGCCATATTGGGCAAAAAGGTCACGTGCTGTTCGTCCGTCCGACTGGGAGAAGTGGACCGAAGTAACAACCATCGTCAGTGCTAAATGTGAAGCCTGTGACGGCAAGGGGAAGGTAAACGCCCGCTGCCGCTGCGGTGGCTCCGGTCAGGTGCTGGACCGCAAAGCGACAAAAGAGCAGGGAACACCGGTATATAAAACCTGTGAGCGCTGTTCGGGGAATGGTTTCACCAGCGTCAAGTCAGCGAACGCACACCGGGCGATCCAGATGTACATACCTGACTTACATCAGTCCTCATGGTCACGCAACTGGAAGCCGTTTTATGAAGGGCTGGTGGATACGCTTCACAAAGGAGAGAGACAGGCCGCGGCTGAATTTGAGAAGGCGACCTGTTATTAATGTGATCGAAACAGATGGCGGCAAATTTTTGCACGATAGAGTTGACTTTGCATAAACTTGTCCTGTATGCTTTCAATCGTGGAAGATACCGTCCAAACGAAATCAATCACCGAAACCCTGCCAAGTGGCGGGGTTTTTCAATAATTGTCACTTTATTTTTTTATGTAATGATTTATTGTTTGTATTAGAAAAAAACAGACTGATAAGGTGCCTCAGTGCTTTCTAATAACGAACGGTGGGTCTCATTTTTTGATTTTGCATTTAGACCGTCACACATAGCAGCCCCGGACATCCCGATAACGGATACTTTAAATAGACTGAAAAGCCTCGTTGATAACGGTAATGCCGTTAAACTGTACAACGGTGGGACTAGAGCTGTACGAATCAGTCAGATGACTTATGCAATTGGTGATGATCAGGCGATTTTGCTCCTACAGCTTTGTGATAAAAACGGGTCAGACCCGGTTTTTGGTGAGTTAACAACTGGGAACTTGAGGGTGGAACCTAAGTTAGCAGGTGAGGGTATTGCAGTATCCAGCCATATCGTTATTTCAACCAGTGTTGCTGACCTGCCCCCACGATTAGATACAACACTCAGTTAGTAACGTCGGAATCTTCATTCTCAGAATGACCCTTTCTCCAGCCCGCTGCAAATTCAGACGGTGTCTGATAATTCAGCGTGGAGTGCGGGCGGCATTCGTTATAATCCTGCCGCCAGTCATTAATAATTTTCCTGGCATGAACGATATCGCTGAACCAGTGCTCATTCAAACATTCATCGCGAAATCGTCCGTTAAAGCTCTCAATAAATCCGTTCTGCGTTGGCTTGCCCGGCTGGATTAAGCGCAACTCAACACCATGCTCAAAGGCCCATTGATCCAGTGCACGGCAAGTGAACTCCGGCCCCTGGTCAGTTCTTATCGTCGCCGGATAGCCTCGAAACAGTGCAATGCTGTCCAGAATACGCGTGACCTGAACGCCTGAAATCCCAAAGGCAACAGTGACCGTCAGGCATTCCTTTGTGAAATCATCGACGCAGGTAAGACACTTGATCCTGCGACCGGTGGAAAGTGCGTCCATGACGAAATCCATCGACCAGGTCAGATTGGGCGCCGCCGGACGGAGCAGCGGCAGACGTTCTGTTGCCAGCCCTTTACGACGTCTTCTGCGTTTTACGCCCAGGCCACTGAGGTGATAAAGCCGGTACACGCGCTTATGATTAACATGAAGCCCTTCACGGCGCAGCAACTGCCAAATACGACGGTAGCCAAAACGCCTGCGCTCCAGTGCCAGCTCAGTGATGCGCCCTGATAAATGCGCATCAGCAGCCGGACGGTGAGCCTCATAGCGGCAGGTCGACAGGG